TAAGGTCTGAAATAAACAAGTATTTAAATGTTCTGCTATCTTTGTTGGCGTTACAAGACTTCCTTTAAGATTCTCCTCCTCTTGAACTGTCAGAGATCTTAAAGTAAAGGATTGTTTTGTTTGCGGAGTAATAACTTCATACTCCGGAAACTTCGCTTTAAAACCTGTAAAAGTCATTTACTTCTATCTCCTTTTCTTTCGGATCTATTTATATTTTTAATAAAGCATTATTTTGCACTTATTTTCTGTATTTTCATCTTAAGTTCATCAGCTTGAGCTTTCCAATAAGCATGAAGAGAAGGTATTTTTTTGGCTAAGCACTTTTTCCTTTTTTCTGGATCTTTCTTCGCCATACACATCTGTCTTTGCTGTTCAATTTCAATCTTCCAATCGCTCATAACCACAGCTAACCGATGTTTTAGTTTTGCAATTTTTTTAGCTTTTCGTTCATCAGACATTTCACTTACTAAATGTCTCATTGCCTCTAATGATGCTTTCTTTAAAGACTTCTCTATATAAGGTGCTTCGACAAATCTATCATCAAGTATTTTCTTTACTTCACTAACTGAAAATCTTTGTTCTAAAATTTCAGTTGCTTGCTCATCAAGGTCACCTAAGATCTCTCCATCTAAGAGTAGACCTTTAATTTGTATTTCTGAAGCCTCATTTTGAATAAAGTTAATTAATTGTAGTTTAGCACCTTTGGTTAAAGCAGATTCTTTAACCATATATGCAGCCATGAGTTTTAATTCTTTTTCCATGTCTAACTTTTCCTCCTAACTTATTTTTAATAAGTTATTTTTGATTATTCAGATGATTGTCTATAATGATATAAGCCATATAATAATGCATCTCTATCTTTTAAATGAATCTAGAGTTGTAATCCCTTCTGGTTTTTTAAGTAAGGTCTGAAATAAACAAGTATTTAAATGTTCTGCTATCTTTGTTGGCGTTACAAGACTTCCTTCATACTCCAGAAACTTTGCTTTAAAACCTGTAAAGTCATTTACTATCTCCTTTCCTTTCGGATCTATTTTTTTAAAATTCAAATATTTTTATACTGACATTTTAGCTAATTTAGCTTTTAACTTAGTTACTCGATTTTGAATTGCCGCTCTACATTTTTCAGGATTCTTAGCTTGAGAGCACTTATTCATACCAGCTGAAGTAGCAGTAATTTGAGCTCTTAAACCATTGGCTTTATACTTTTGCATACATTGAGTTTTAGCACTACCAGAAAAACCAGAGCATGCTCTAGCAGCTTGACTCAAGAATCTTTGATATGCTTTAACTCCAGCATAAATAGCAGCTGTTGCTAAAGCTACAGCACCAAGACCCTTGGCAGCTTTTGCACCTGTTATTCCTGCACCTTTCAATTTATGAGGAATAGATTTTTTCAATCCTCGTGCTTTAAATTGAACATCAAAAGCGGCACCTTTAGCTTTTGAAGCAGCCTTACCAGCAGCACCACTAACTGTACCACCAGCTTTCTTTGCACCACCTTTTATAGTAGCAGCAGCACCTTTTGCCTTATGTGCTAATTTCTTTTTTGCACCTCTAGCTTTGAATCTAGTATCAAAAGCAATATCTTTAGCCTTTTGAGCAACTTTACCACTTCCAGCTGCAACACCAGCGCCAACATCAGCAGCAACTCCCGCTACGTCTTTAGCAAGACCTTTAGCTTTATGAGCACCTTTTTTCTTTGCAGCTCTTGCTTTAAATTGAGTATCAAAAGCAACATCTTTCATTGATCTTCTTGCTTTCTTTTCAAGTAAAATACCAGAATCATAAAGATGTTCTAAAATTGGAGCCGCAGTTGAAATTCCTTCTACTGAAACAGGACCAATTTCATAGATCATTGAAAAAATGTCTTCTTTTTCCATAAACTCAGAAAGTTCATGGTAATTTTCTACTACTGACTCTCTAAATTTATCAAATAATTGAATCTCATCTTCCAGCGAGTATTTCTTTTCTGCTACCTCTTCGTTTATAACCATTGACATAATTTCATAATCAGTTGCTTCATTCATAACGTAATAAGCGACAAATTCTTTTGTTTCTTCATCTAAACTTTCACTTACATTTACCGCTTCCCTAACTGCTAATCTAGCAGAAGTCAAAAATAGAATTGACTCAGGAATATTTATAATATTGGTATACATTTTTTGCTCTTCCTCCTAACTTATTTAGTAAATTATTTTTAATTATCCAGACGATTGTCTATAACCATAATCATTAACTGTATCTTTGATTTTAGCAAAGTCGCTTGCAAATGATACACATTTATCATAGACCCACTTTTCATGCCAAGCATAGTCAACATTAAATTCAATTTCTATATCTAGTCGACCAACTGTTTCAACATCACTAGTATATAAATCTTGTGGATCTTTCGCTGGAAAAATACCATCATAACAAGCATAATATTCAACTGTTTTTGCATCAGGAGCAGTTGTCCAGTAATACATCAAACCAGCATAAGTTTTCTTTGTATAACCTTCACCACCATCACCATCTTCTAAATCAGTAATACCAGTTCTATAGTCACGAATTAACTTAACCCAATTATGTATAATATCTAAGATTGGAGTTTTGTTGAACTCTAAGAACTTTACAGAGACAGTATTACCATAATCAACGTTTCCTGGAACTGCCCATTTCAAACCACCCAAACCAGCATATTCAATCTTATTTAATGTACCTCCTGGAGGAGTGACAGATAAACAAGAGGCAGCTAATACAGTTTGAATTTCACCAGTGGCTGAAATACCACTTAAACCATTTGTTGAAATAAATTCAGCTAACTTTGTTGGAAGTTTATCAAACCATATGAAATGATAACCAGTAACGTAGGGATCAGCAACACCTACAGTTGTTCCACCAAATTTTCTTGTTAAAATATTTTGACCAAGTTCAGCAAAGCTATATTTCATAGTCATTTTAGTTCCTCCTAAGAACGAACTGTTCTACAATATTTTGTTCTGTGGGAAGTATTTAAGTTTTATAATTAATACGTTTTTTAATCACATTTAACACTGTGTTCCAATCACCATCTTTTATATGAATTGCTCGATCATCAATGTAAAATTCACCCGCTAATTTTTCACCTGTAATTTTGTCAAAATAAATCCCATTATCTGTTAACCATTTTGAAATTTTATTAATCTGTTCAGAATTGCTAATACCCGTTTCATCAGAATTTGCTTGAGATGCTCTTGTAGTAAATATAACAATTTCAAATCCTTGATTTCGTAACCAATTGATAACTTCTCGTGCCCCGTCAAAAGGATCATCATAAATACTTCCATCTTGAAATCCTTTTGAGTATTTATGAATCGTACCATCTAAATCAATCATTGCCCTACGTGGAAGTTTTTCATCTTTCGATTCCGGATATATAGTTCTAATAATTTGTCGTTTCCTTTTCTTCTTCTTTTTAGGGAATAAGTCAATAGCAAATGAACCAACTGATTCATCATCCTGAACTTTTTTTTCTAAAATTTTATCAATAACTCTCATATTACACCATTCGTATTTATTTATATTTTGTTCTTAAAAATGATAGATATCGTTCTATGAACAACCTCGACCACAAGGGTGCGAGGTTTTCTCGCGTCAACTTAATAAAAAGGTAAAATCTATATATATTAATAAGTGAAGAAACATCTTGCCTATTTTTTATGAAAGGAGAAAAAATGGAAAGTAATAGAATAAGATATTTTTCTAATGATGACTATAAGATGGTATTTAATACCAAGACAGGTTTTGAAGTTCTAACAGGAATAAATGGAAAGGATGATCCCTTTTCATTGGTTTTACCTTCTCTTTTAGATGCAGGAGTTATGGGACATTGTAAAAACAAATGTAAATTTTGTTATCAAGATCATATCTCACAACCAAATATGAAATTAGAAGATTTTAAAAGAGTTCTAGACGAAATTTCATATCACACAAATCAAGTAGCATTAGGAGGTAGAGGAGATCCAAACCATCACGAAAATTTCAAGGAGATTTTAGAATATAGCAGATTTAAAAATGTGGTTCCTAATTATACTACAAGCGGAATTAATTTAACGAATCGAGAAATTAATCTATCAAAAATGTGTGGGGCAGTTGCTGTAAGTGCCTATGATAAACCTTATACATATCAAGCACTTAAAAAACTTATGAATGCTAATATCAAAACAAACATCCATTTTATTTATTCTTCAGAATCACATGACAAAGCAATTAATATTATTAAGGGAAAATATACTTGGGAAGGTAACGTTGATATTAGACGATTGAATGCTATTATTTTTCTTTTGTTTAAACCACAGGGAGCAGGTAGAAATTTAAACTGGACCCCAACTAATGATCAGTTAAAAGAATTTGCAGAAAATATTTTTGTTCCAAAATGCCAATTCAAAGTGGGGATGGATAGTTGTCTAGTAAACCATGTATTAAAATATATCAAGCCAAGCAAAATACAAGAGATTTCTATTGATACATGCGAAGCTGCTAGGTGCTCTGCTTATATAACTCCAGATATGAAATTGTTGCCATGTAGTTTTGAAAATCATAATCTTGGAGTTCCAATAACAGAAAAAATGGGTATACACGAAATTTGGGAATCATCCCCAATATTTATAAAATATAGGCACGAATTAAAAACATATAAAAATATATGTCCAGCAGAATTGTGAGGAGATAAAACATTTGAAAATAAAACTGATTTTGTTACAAACTCTAATTCAACTTTATAAGTTTGACGCGAGAAAACCTCGTACCCTTGTGGTCAAGGTAATTGACTGTGATTAATACATTTCATTTTCTAGATGGAAAGTTTCTTAAAGAGAGTTACGAGAAAGCAAAACAAATTACAGAATACCAAAATAAGGTAATTGAAAATAAATAACTTTAAAGATTTGGATTGCTGGTAACGGAAAAAAAGAGTCCCTATTTTCTTAGGGACTCTTTTTTTGTCTAATTAATTATTGAATAAAGAAATTCAACTCAATTTGCTCAACAACTCTCGTTGGCTCTAAAGTAACATTAACATGGAATTTCTTTGTTTTCATTTCATAATCAGTAGCTCCAACTTCAACTGAGTAGTCATATAGACCACGTTTCTTCCTAATAGTTTCAAGGAATTCAACAAGTTGAGTTGCAACTAATGACCAAGTAATTTGATCGTTTTGCTCAAATATAAAGAACCGACAGAAATCTTCAAACGCTCTCTTAATATAAAGAACAAGTCTTACAATATTTAAGTCTTGTAATGCACTAGCCTTTGCTTGACTGGTCAATTGACCCCAAACAACATAACCAGGATTAAACTTAACTATTGGATTTAATTGTTTCAAATAAAGTTGATCTCTCTCACCCAATCTTGGATTAAATCTCAACTCTTTAATTGTGTCAATTGCTGCTCTCTCATATCCAGCTGCTGCAAACCAAATCTCTGCAACAGTGTCATTTCTTGGTAAGATATATGACATATGATATACTGGTGAGAACCATACATCTTGTCCAGTAAAACTATCAAAGACTTTATTATATGATTCATATAAAGCAACAAAATAATTGTTATATGTATGAGTATTGTTTCTTTCATTTAGAGCTAAGGTAACTGAAGCATTATCACCATTATCAAGAATGCCAACACAGTCACGTCTTGTTTGACATAGTGTACTAATAGAACTCTTAACATCATCTGGATAACCACAATCAAATACCATTGAGAAGTAAATATTCTCAGTATCTAATACATTATCATCAATAATTCCATTATATGCTTGACTTAATAATGTTGTAGCTTCAGCAGTATCAAGAGAACCATCAGCTTGTAATAGATCTCCATCACTACCTTTTCTCAATGGAACTGGTTCAGATGAAGTAAATGCTTGAGCAACAGAACCCCAAGATTTTTTGATTCTATACTCAATATCAGTACTAATATCAAAAGATGTAATTTCTCCATTCCAATTTTGAATAGTTAATCCTCTATCTGAGTAAACAGAAATGCTTTCATCGTCTGTTCCACTTGCGGCTCCTAACCAACCCCAAATTTCAGTTCCTCTGGCATCCTTAGCAATTATAACATAATCATTAGATTCCCAATCAGAGAAATCTTGTTTAATATCTGTAATTTCAGCTGAACCATTAGTCAATGTAACTGATGTTGTACCAATTTCTTTATCATAAACACGAATATTAATATCATATCCATCTGAGAAAGTCTCTGCATTTGCATCTTTATACATTTCTGCTCTTAGAACTGTTGAGTACAAATTCAAAATGTCAACAATCCAAATCGAGCTTCCAGCTGTATCTCTTGCTTTAGGATCGAATGAAACTTCAAACGATTCAATAATCACTTCTTGACCATCTGACTGTTTTTCATAGATGTCAAGAATGTAAGTATCCCAGAAGGTTGGATTTGAAACCTCCGTTAACCTTATTCCAAGAACGTTATACCATTGACCCCTTCCAATTGGACGTAAGAAGCAAATTGGATAATCATCCCCTACATTCTGCAAATTAGTACCAAATTCTTCTTCAGTGTTGATACCTTCAATATAAGTAACTTTCATTGATGCTGTATTATCAGCTGCTGCTAACGTAGCATCAATTCTTATATTTGCATATGCAGCATTATATGGAAGACATCTCATAAAATAAAGTGAACCAGCTTCACCTAGATAATTATACGCACAATATGGTCCTTGCCCGTAGTTTTTACCATAAGTTGAAATATTTGGTTCACCAAATTCTGAGATAAAGTCTGCTCTGGATCCGATAAACTTAAGAACATTATCTTCTCCCTTTTCTGTAATAGCAGAAATGAATCCAATTGTTGAAGGGACTGCTTGGACGAATTGCGAAAGGTCTATAATTTTAGTATAGACACCCGGTGAGACATTAGCCATAGCGTATCCTCCGTTTTTATTTTTATTTTTTCTCTAAATTTTTCTTCTCTACATTTTTAGAATCTTTCCGGTTGAATATAATAACTTCTCTATTTGTTATAAGATACGCTTTCGTGGACTTCTAGAATGTTTATACTCCTTTTAATTAAAATTTTTATAAAAACAAATACCAATAATATATTAATCTTCGGTCAACTGTTTTAACTATTGATGGGTAGGTAACTCTAGCAAAGAGAGTAAATGGACCACCATACCCTCCAGATGAGGATTCTGCAGTATATAATCCTGCTTCACTTAATTGTTTTCCATTGGCATCATCTACTCCAACAGTAGTCATTATTTTAATAGCTAACCATTTATCATCATTTAAAGAATCCTGCTCAAATGTAATTCCATCAAAAGGTATTTTATAATATCCTACTTCTAGGTGATCAGCATCTGGGATAGCCCAGTAATCAGCAGCAGATGAATTAGTAGCATTTATCATCACTAAACTATATAAGTCAGTATCTGTAAGTGCTGGAGGTTGTGGGTTTAAAGGATCACCGGGTATAACTCCCCCAGTTCCTAACCCAAACCAACATAAAAATTCGTCTTTAGTTGATGTAACACCTGGATCTGGATTATTTTTATTAACTAACCGTTGAGCTAGTTGCTCACGACCTACATAAACGATTAAATTATTACGACCTATAAGTTTCTTTTTACCATTTAGTTGTACGTCATATATTTCAACAAACCCTTTAGGTCTTTTTCTATCTTGACCAGCACGATTATTAACAGAGTCCTTAAGAACTTCACTATAATCATCTACAATTTTAAACTCAGTTGTTTTTAAAGTTTTTTCCATATTATAATACCCTTTTTAAAATTATGACGAATCCTTTATATTTTGTTCTTAAATAGCAGCAAAGTTAGAGGAAAAAGGAGGTGCAGTTATGAAAGGAAGCTTCATTTGTTCACAGACAAAACTGCACCCCATAAACCCTATATATTTGTTCTATTTTTATTCTAAGAATGTTCCACAATCTGGGCAGAATTTAAAAGATGATTTACATTTTTTACCACAAGAAGAACATACTAGTTTTGTTTTAACTGTTACAGGTTTCTCAACTGTACTACCAGTTTTAGACATTCCCTTTAAATTAATTATAATAACTTGAGATTGTTCAAGTTCACCAATAGAACCATATCTAAATTGCTGGTGACATTCAGAACCTTTAACTGTTATTCCTTCATCATCTAATGGTTGTCCAATAGATTCAACTCCAAGAGAATCCATTTGAGCATTATAACAATATGTTGTTTGAGATTCTGAATCTTTAACTGACCCAATAACACTTCTCATACTAGAACTAATGTTATCTCCTGAACTTTCAGAAGTTCCATCTGAACCACATATAGTTTTAGAATTCCAATGATAAGTAAATTGAGGCCACCAATGATAGTAGTCATAGTGGTGATAGTGGTATTCATGTCTTTCAGAAATAATTTGTCTTCTTTTAGGTTTTTCAAAAGCAAACTCAACTCTAATTAAACCATCATCTAACTTATCACCACGATGTTCTTGAATTTCTTTTGTTTTCTTAATAAATTTAAATTTGTTTCGAGCAACTGTTCCACTCAAAAATCCTTCAAGTTCTGTGCTAGAATTTGGATCAAGTATCAGCGAACTATAGTCAAGAACATCCTGACCATCAATATGAACTTTTACAGAAGCCTTTCTTGAATTGAGATTTTTTAGAAGTAAAGAATATTCACTTCCAAATGGCAGGTAAATAGCTCCATCCCTTATTCTCAGGATTTTACCTTTATGTTTTACTTCTACTACAAAATTATCTTTATACGTCATGATAGTTCCTCCTTTAACAGGTCATGGACTAAGACCTCAGATTTGTTTAAAGTCCATCGGTATCTATCGTGTAGGTAAATTTATATTATGTTCTGCTATATATATTAATTAGTGATAAGAATTAAACTGAATATTTATTAATATTTTAATTAAGGAAAAAATTATGACACTGGAAAAAGCAGAAATGTTGGCAATTTGTAAAAACTGTGGCTCACCACAAATTACGCCGGAATGTGTTTTTTGCACACCACTACTTCTACCAATTACACCTAAACCAAGTCATTATATAAATCACTGTTGGAACTGTGCTGCAATTATAGATTCCACATATTGTGTTAAATCTTCAGTTCCTGGTATGGGTTATCATTGTAATAAATGTGGTGAAGACTTAACAAAATGGAAACGAAATATGAGTTTACTTCCATTATAAACTTATAGTCGGTCCTACAGTTGAGGCAACTGAAATAAGAGTAGACAATCCGCATGGTGAAAATTCTACCGCCGACAACATTTAAAAGGAGACAATGATGGTAAATTTAAAAGGACGGTCTTTACTAATTCACTATTGTGATAAATGTGCCCAGAAATATGGTTATCCAATGAAAAAAGAAAAAGAAAAAGAATCTTGCGTATTTTGCCGTTTTACTGGACCTGTCAATCAAACACCTCAAGAAAGTATTGTTGATGTTAAAAATTATAATCCAGAAATTTGGGAGGGTGGTGGATTTAAGGTAAGTCAACAAATTCCATTTCCAATACAACAAAGTCATGATAGATTATATCCAACTCTTTCATGTAAAATGCTTAATGAAAAATGCCTATTGTTTTATGATAAAAATCTTTTGGTTATAGTAAACCCAAAAACAGGTCAACAAATACAAGTTGATTTCTATTAAAGTAAAGGAGGTTCCCTTGTTAGTCGAACCAATAAATGCGTTCAATAAGGACGCACAAATTACATCAACCAAAAAGTTAGATATGATTGATATAACACCATTATTACCTTCAGAACCTCAGAAGAAAAATTTATGGGATTATATCTCACCACCAAAAGGTCTATTGACAGATTTACATAGTCTCCTTACTAATATGTTTAATATGAAGATAGCAATTATAAAACTTCAAAATCCTGCGTTATCTAACGATGTTGATAGCGGGTTAGATTATGAAAGATATCTTCAATTCCCAAACAGTTCAATAAAAGCGTTAGCATCATCTATTGTATCACTAACTGACTCAGATGATACTAAAATGTATAAAATTGAGCAGTGGGTAATTAACAATATTGAGTATGTAAGTGATATTGAACAATATAAACAGTCAGAACTTTGGGCATACCCTACTATGACAGTTAATAGTTACCAAGGGGATTGTGAAGATGGAGCATTTTTGATACATAGTCTTGCATTGAATGCTGGAGTCGATCCAAATCGTCTTAGGACATATGGTGGGATTGTTACAACTTCTGAAGGGAGTAGAACTGGCGGTCATGCATGGACCGCATACCAAAGAGAATCTGATAATGAATGGATTATTCTTGATTGGTGTTATTGGCCAACAAGTGAACCATTAAATGAAAGATACTCAATGAGTGAAAATTTGAAATATATTGATGACTACTTTTTCGTTCAAGCAACAAAAACCATTGAAACACCTTATACTAACAGAGTAAGATTTGCGGAAAAAAAACCACTTTTTATAGATATTATAATTTGACAATATACTCAGATTAATCTGAGTTTATTGGAAGAATGGGGGGCTGACTGTTGGGATTTCCTGGGGCGAACCAACCTGGGAGCCGTTCCAGTTGGCGATTGGTTTACCCCATTCTTTTTTTTGGTTAACAAACCTTTTTTGCTAAATTTCCAGTACTACATTCTGTGCTAGTTTTATGTCCATATTTATAATGGCATTTTTCACAAACAGACCATGTAAGATCTGGGTCAAGTGCAAAAAATGGTTCTAATTTTTGAGGACGTTCATGGTGAATAATATTTGCTGATTCACCACAATATTGACATTGGTAATTGTCTCGTTCTAAAACAAATTTTCTAAAAATTTCATATTCTTCTTGGGTATATGATTTTTCAGTTTCTTTTAAAGGATCTGATTTTAAATTAAAAAGCGGGCACTGCTCTTTACATTCTTCTGAACAGTAAAAATAACTACCACCATTTCCATCTTTATTTTCAAGTTGTCTTATTCTTTCTGCTAATTGTGTTCTAGAAGGTGTGAACCATCCATCTTGTTCTTTTGAATTTGGGCATAGATGGTTTTTACAGTGAACTTGAATTTCTTTTTCTCCGGGTTTATCTGGGTTATAACGAAGTTTTTCTATTTGTGAAAAGAATGGATATCGTTTTTTAATTTTTTCAATTGTTAAATAACCATGATTATTTTTTCCTTTATTTATTTGACTTATTCTTTTTCTCTCTTCTATAGATAACCTTCTTCCATATATTGGATGATCCTCACCAACTCTTCCAAACATTGGATTATTTTTTCCTTTATTTTGTTTTCCTATTTTCCTTTTAGTTTCTTCAGAATGCTTTCTCCCTTTTTGTGAGTTACTCATTTTTTCTCTAGTTTCTTCACTAATATTTTTACTCGATTTTCTTATTTTTTCTTTAGTTTCTTGGGAATGTTTTTTTCCTTTATTTGCTTTTCTTATTTTTTCTTTAGTTTCTTGGGAATGTTTTTTTCCTTTATTTGCTTTTCTTATTTTATCTTTAGCTTCCTGAGAGTGTTTTTTCCCATACCACGCTGATTTTTCTCCTTTTTGTAAACTACTATTTTTCTTTCTCATTTCTAAACAAGAATTTTGACTTTTACTACAACACCATTTACCAACAGTTGGAAAATAATATTTTGCTTTTTGGCCACAGCCATAATCACATACTCTAAAAATTTCCACCATAAAGTTTACCATTCCACATAAATGTACTTTCAACTATTATTATTGTATAGAGGTTAAATAATTTTGTAGCAGGTAACCACTCCACAATCCCAAAACCATTTATCCAGAAATTCGGCGCATTCTTTTTATAATCAGGTTTAATATTACAAAGGCAAGGAAGGGCTGTCGCTGTATGATAACCTTTTCTATCTACTGGAGTAACTTTAGCAAACATTTGGGGATTATGAACATGTCCATAAACAACATTTCCCTCAAAAGCTTCAAGAGTTTTTGCTGCATGATATTTATTCCAGTAAAAACCATGAATTAATGAGAGCTTTCCAATCTTATAAATACCATTATATGGAACAATCTTATAACCACGTTTTGTAAGTTTTAAATTTCGATCTATATCTATTAAATCTTCTAACTCAGGATGTTGTTCAATATACCAATTTACTCTTTCTTCATGGTTTCCTATCATAAAAGTTCTTCTAGTTTCTGGACCAGTAAGAGCTTCGTGAACTTGTAATATATCTCTATCAAAATTTTTATAATCTTTTATTAATCTTTGTCCTTCTTTTAATAGAGGTTTTTTCCTATGCCACCACGAAATACAATCCAGTGATAGTTGATCTCCCATATACACTATTTCGTGTGGTTGATAGTCAACTATAAATTCACCAACTGAATCCATTACTCGTTCATCATAATGAGGATAATGAATATCTGGAAGTAAAATTGTTTTTTGAATCTCAAACATATCAACATCTTTTGATGTCTTGAATTTGCATCTATTAGTAAATGATCCAGCATATTTACTAACAGTCTTTTCAGAACAACCAACAATTCGAGCTATTTCTCTATTATTCAAAAGAGTCGTTTTGCCTAAATGTATTACTTGCTCTTTAAAAGTTTTTGCCATTTAAATTTATATTACCTCCAATTACTTAAATTTAATTATATATATATATTTTTGTATTTTGTTCTAAAAAAAGAGGTGAACGACTAGTATAATCAACTAAGATATGGACTAATATCAAATAGTTATAATCTTATAATAGAAGTTTAAAACGAGAAGGGATTGGTAATTAGAAACTGATTATAGTTGAATACGACCTTCATTTTCTTGTAGAATGTATGCTTCACCTTGGCCCGCTGCTCTTTCTTGTTGCAAGAAACCAGAAATATCTTCACTTTCAATAAATACTAAATCAAAACCGTGAGTGCAATCAAAAACTCCTTCTTCATCAAAATCTCTAAAACCAGATGATTGGCAAATAATGATTGTTGTACCATCAGATAAATCTTCAGTAACTATAAATGCTGTTCCATCACGTGGACATCTTAAACAATCACTAATATATTCAATTTGTTTGATTTCTATCTCAGTATCAACTACAGCACCAATATCAAAATAAGACCCACAATCAAAATATTCTCTTGAATATTGGTCAGAAACATCTGAATCAAAACATATTATTGTTGTACCATCAGCACAACATGGAGCACTATCACCAGTAATAAAATCATAAAAATTAAGATCTGCATCAAATGAAAGAGCATCTTCTATAATAATAGAATTGAATAATCTATTTGAAAATTGAATTAACTCTAGTGGAACTAACCTTGCTCTATAAGGTTTAAAGAAATTAATAACATCTCTTAATTGGGAGAATAATGAGTCAATACCAAATAAGATATAACTCATATTTATGAAACCATAACTAATATTATTTCTGACCCATTCCCCAAGGTCGTTTAATAATGAACCTAAGATGATTTTATTACTTTCAACTAGAGTATCTAAGTTCGCTTTAACAGTTGGATTTAGCACTCCAAGAACTGTTTCTGCATCAGTGTTAGTTTGTAAAAAGTTTAAAACAATATCTCTTGAGAAGGTATCTAAATATTGATTCCATCTAATTAATTGATCTGCACGACTTGAGGGTCTACTTGTTACATTTCGGAACTCTTCTAAAATCTCAGTAGTTGTAGTAGCTGTCCCATCATAACATACAAATCTATTTGCTGGTGAACCAACATTATAATCTCGATTGAATATATAAATACAAGATAAATATAATGTTAGAGCTGAACAAGTATCTCCAGTAATTGTTATAACTGCTTCTTGTGGTAAAATAGGATTTGTGTCTTCTGCTAGAGATCCTCCTGCCATCCAATCATCATGCTGATCTTGAATCGCTCTAGATAACATCCCTGTTGCAGCATCTGTAGCCTCTTCATCGAATTTAGGTTTGACAGCAAAGTATGGAGTTTGAGATGGAAAGTTAATTATGTTAGTATTGAATAATTGACGAATTTGGCTTTCTGATTGTAGCCAATGTGGATCACCTATAGTCAAAAGTTCAAATGGTAAATAAATAGGACTTGTATCACCAGTAGTTCCAGCAACTACTCTTCCTTTGAACATTAATTCCCCTTGAACTTTTTCTGGTCGGTCTTCAAATTGTAATAATATCTCATATATATCAACATCCGAAATTCCATAATACTGTAGGACACTTACTAAAGCTTGTGGAGTACCCTTTATTTTATATAGATTTACTAAATCAAGGAAGAAATTAACCTTAGCAACAGGTGCATTATTAGTTACAGGATTTCTTAAACTAGATGATAAATTGTAACCAAAACTTTGAAATAGCTCATCAAGTTGATCGTTTGGAAGTTGAAAAGGATCTGAAATGTTTGCTTGGTAAGTAGTATAAGTTCTTAAAGTTCCATACCAATCTTTAAGAAAAGCTCTAATTCTATCATAATCAGCGGTATTATATGCTGGAGTATCAATAACATTAGAGAATAACTTCTCTGATGTGGTTTCTTCTGCTTTTGCAATAGCTTCTACTGCAGTAGTAATATCTGTTCCTGGACCAATATATTTCCATTCGTTTCTTACTTGTGGTTGCGGATGCCTATCAAACCATTTTACTTTGCCGATATTTGCACCGTGGATTTTTTCATAATAACCAGCACCACTTACGGCTTTAAATATCTTATCAAAATCTTCTCGCTTAGATGGCATTATATCTCCTTAGCTATCACAATCATAAATTAGATCAGGATAACGTGTTGTCATAAATGAAAAATATTGCTCTATAAGATATGCTTCATAACAAGTTGATATTAAACAACCAGTTGTTATTAAACAATCATTATTATATTCTTGAAACCTCCCTTGTAATTTTAAGATTAAATATAAATAAATAAGTTGTGATAATTTTGTAGTCAGATCTGATAAACTTGTATATAAAATATAAATACCAGCAGTTGAATCAGCAATAAAATTAGTTGCGGTTGAGTCAATAATCATAAGAGAAGTTGAATCTGTAGCACCGTTTCTATATGCTAATAATGCATCTAACAAACAAAAATCATCTTGTTGTAAGTTAAAAATATTCTCTCCAGTTGGGTCTAATACTAAATACTTTGATGAAGCAGGATAAACTTGAGTTCTAGCATATGCTACTCTTGGAATTGAGAGAGGATCTATTTCATCTATATAATGATATTCGTAAGTTGATTTAGAATAGTCATCATTAAATAACATCTCAATAAACGAGTTCTCTGGCATATAAATTTCCGGAATATCCACAGGTACCGGAAGTCTATATTTATTTAAACTTGAGTTAATAACAAATCTATTAAAGAAATGTTGTAACTCAGGAACTAGTGAATAAGATGTTAAAACTGTAGTCATTATTCCCTCACATCTGTCTGAATTAAATCTGCAGTGCTCATCATATCTAAAATATGAATGAAGAAAGTTTCTGGGTTATAATCTTTAAAAGTAAATGTTTTATCTTTTGGAACATCAGTGCTCCATCTACCAGAATGAAATCTAATTGCTTCTTCCATTATATCAAACTGTTCTTCATTCAATATTTTCAAAAAAGTTTTCTTATTTTGACTTACCATATCCGCAGCAGCCTTATCGTGAGAATAATCTGTATGCTTTCTGGTTCCTAAGTTTCCATATTTAAGGGAATCGTGTAATACAACAGCTAAAAAAAGTTTATCTGCTTCAGGAGTTTTCTTACGAATATCAAACATCCTTAATAATTTACTGACAGAAAATAACAGATGATAGACATGCTCAGCCTGAGTAGGTATGTCTCCATTTAATTTCTTATGATACTTTCCAGTAGACGAAGTTGGTCGCTCCCAAACATCTGGAAGTCTTTGATCAATCTCTATCCAAAGTTTAAACGCTTTTTTAGTTAAATTCTTTTCTAATAGCTCTACAATTTTTTCCTTATAATTCATCGGTTTTCCTTTCATTAATCAGCTAATAAACTATCTCGTTTCTGTCTATAAAAATCTTGCAATCTTAGTTCATCTTGCAATCTATTTTGTAGAAATATATTATTTGGATTTCTTTGTAAATCTTCCCTAATATATCTTTCTCTCCTATGAGATTCTTCTATTTGTTGATTATAATATAGTAACGCTTGTCTTCTTTGTTCATCTTGATAAGTTCTTTGAAACATCTTAAATGTTTCTACTGACTTTTCTGCAACTCTTTGTAGTTTATTTTCCACTTCTGGTTTAGTAGCAAAAGTTGTATTCATTCCCCAGATAGCACCACCAATAGTCAGACAAAGAACTACAATAGCAGTTACCAATTTAATATAAAACATTAATTTCTTTGGTCCATTTACATTTTGTTCTTGTTCTGGCATTCTCGTTTCCTCCAATTATTCATCGACACTATCTTGATTTTTTCTTTTATCTAATGAAGTCAGAAATTTTGCCATACGACGATCACCGAACCACCAAGTTACACAAGAAACTGTTAGATAAATTACCATACTAGTAACTTGACTATAAGTAGCTAATGCTTCTGCTGAAGTCATTTCCACTCCATGTTTTTGAAGAATTTGCCAAGCCATCCAAGTTAGAACAGTTGTTACTCCTGTTAGATAAATAGTTAAGGCTGGTCTCATAAATCCTCTTAACCAATCTACAAAACTAAATAAAATTGCAATTAAAACAGCAGCTGGAATAGCAAAAAATCTTCCAAATTTACCTTTAACACTAAATAATTTATCAATCCATTTTTCACTAAACATCTGTTGTGAACCAACCTTCTGAGAAACCATATATGCTTGAGCATCTGCTAACTCAATTGTGCCCTCAAGTTCTGCCTTAGCAACTTGAATCTGCATTTGAGCTTCCATTTTCATAGCAGTTGTCTCAGCAGTAATTAGTGCTATTTCATGTTCATTTTTCAATTTTTGCGTTTTATATCCAAGAACACCAGTTATGATATTCCCAACTAACCCTGTTACTCCACCTAATATTGATTCAATAATCATTTTTTTCCTCCTAAAATTCTTCGTGGATATCTAAAATAAAAGGTTGATATTGTAATGTTCTCATAAATCGCCTAACTGTTATCCCAGAATTTAAAACAGCTAATTGATTTGCTAACAACCCTCGTTTCTGACCTAACAGAATACATCCATTTGCATGACTTTTGAAACCTTCTGATATATCGCCTGCCCAATTCCCTGAATGGATTAAAATAAATGTTCTTTCTGGAACTTCCCTAACCCAATATACATTTCCAAATTTTGGTGACAATCTTGTTTCAACTTTATACGAACCCCTTGGAATACAAGAGACATTTCTTTTATTATCTTTCCAAGGAAGTTCAAGAGTATAACATCTAAAACCACCAACACATAACATTCCAAGAGTTCCCTGACTACTACGCTTCATCCTAAATATATTTACAGTTGGTTTCATTTTCTTGTTTCCTTATTTTTTAATCCATGCTCTTTCAACTTCTAACTTTTGTAATGTTTTTAATTTAATTTGTTGCTTCCGTTTTAATCTCCATATTAAACGCACACAGTTTTTCAATATGACCCCCAAAAATAATTATCTTTTCTCATTTATAAATCTGACAATATTTTTAAATATATCAAGTAGCTCTCCAGTCTCTGATGCAACCTTTGCTTGCTCATAAATAATTTTTTGGACTTTAGGATTTTTTGTACCTTCTTTTTCCATATATCTGAAAATAGCTTCTTTTGTCAATTTCTTTTGTAAAAAATCTTTTTTCTCTTGTAGAGTCATTTTTGAAATTTTATTTTTCTTCTTTGGTTTTTTGGTAGTTAGATTTTTAACTTTCTCACTAACTAATTGTTCGATATCTTTTTCTTTTTGAACTTCTTCTTTCTCCTCGATGGCTGTTTTTTCAACTTCTACTTTTACACCTGATGTTGGTTTTATTTTAGCAGCAATCTTTTCTGCAATTTTGTCAAGATATTCTTCTGATACCTCATCTATCTGTTCCTTTTCTTTAACAATTACGCCTTGTTTTTGATCACCCTTACTAGTAATAAGTTTTGTTTCAAACTCTGGGTTATCGACAAAACTTTTATCTTTAATCTTAGCTTCAATAACAAGAGGATTAGAAAGTTTGGCTCGATCTCTCCATGGAATCAAGTAATTGCCATCAACAACCACTTCAAGTTTAATATCCACTTCATCACCTTCTCTAATTCTTTTAGCTATCACTTTATTTAACGGAGGAAGATTAACCTGGATAGCTTCACTCGTTACCTTACAAGGGAAACCATACTCAATACCCTCAAAAACTATTCTGAAAAAACTTTCAATTTGATCGAAGTCATTAACTCCTCCAATTTGGACTTCAAATGTTAGTTCTTTCTCTTTATTTGCACTTAATCTTAACATCTTATGTTCCTCCATTAGTTGTCAATTAATTTAACTTTTATATTGTTAAGTAATGAATCTATGTCAATATCTTTAACCTCAACTCTTTTCACTAATACTCTCGGTAAAATTTTTTCTTCATCCCGTCTATAAGGAGGTGCACCACCCCCACCGACTGCTCTACCACAACAATCTTGAAACATACCACCCGTTGCGATATTTACTGACATAATAAACTCCTTTTATTTTTGTTCTAGACTATATACATTGTAAGTTAGCTAAATTTCCAGTACTACATTCACTGCCAATTTTATGTCCATATTTATAGTGACATTTTTTACAACAACTCCAAGCTAATTCTGGATCAAGTGCAAAAAATGGTTCCAATTTTTGAGGGCGTTCGTGGTGAACTTCAGTTGCTAGATCGCCACAATATTGACATTGGTAGTTGTCTCTAATTAAAACAAATTCCCTAAATTGCTGATATTCTTCTTGAGTGTATGTTTTTTCAGTATTTTGAAGCGGATCAGATCTCAAGCCATATAATGGACAAATATTTTTACATTCTTCTGAACAGTAAAAATAACTACCACCATTTCCATCTTTATTTTCAAGTTGTCTTATTCTTTCAAACATTTGGTTCTTACTTGGTGTAAACCAACCGTTCTGTTCTTTTGAATTTGGACATAAATGATTTTTACAATGTACCTGAATTTCTTTTTCTCCTGGTTTATCTGGGTTATATCTCATTTCTTCAATTTGTGAGAAGAAGGGATGTAATTCTCTGAAGTCTTTAATAGTAAATCTATGCGAAATACTCATTTTTTTTCGAGTTTCCTTAGAATAACCTCCGACTTTTCCTTTATTCCATGCACTGTTACCCTTAACTGCTTTACTAATTTTTTCCTTTGCTTTATTTGAATGTTTCTTACCTAACATCCCCTTACCATTATTCCTTGAAATTTTTTCCTTCGTTTCATTACTTATTGACTTTCCTTTTTTATGACTTACTCTTCCTTTTAATTGTTGAGATATTTTACTCTTTGTTTCTTCTGTATGTTTTGATCCTTTATTCCAAGCTTCTTTCCCTTTTTTTGCTTCGCTCATTTTTTTAATTGCTTCTTTAGAATGGCTTCTACCATACATCGGGTTATTCTTACCAGATAAATCTCTAGATGTTCTCTTTTTTATTTCTGGACATTTAGAATGAAAATCACTACAACACCATTTCCTATTTTTAAATTGAAATTTTGCTTCTCTGCCACATCCATATTCACATAACTTCATAAGTTCTCCTTAAATAGTAATTTGTGTCCAATAATTAAATTGACCACATGCTACAGCATCTGCAGTTATTAAATAAGTCTCGATAACATCATGATCTGTGCCAACAGAATTTTTATCTGAATAAATTCTAACTCTTGCTGAAATCATATTTCCATGGTCATCATACGAGGTTTGATCAATATAAAAATTATGATGTGTAAGACCAAGAGTTTTAATAACATTATTATAAACATCAGAAATATCACCATCATATACTTGAATATCATCATTCTTTCCCCAAGGGAAATAAGTTGGATGTGTTATATTTACATACCATGTTCCAGTTAAAGCTGGAGTAAATAAAAGTTTATAACTACCTTCTCCTAATTCAATAATACTTGAACTGACTGAAGCAGATACTTCTATGCCATTCGGATCATATATATAGATTGTAAAAGAAGTTGTGTCGATTCCTGGAACCAAATTACCGTTAGTATCAGCAACAGTAAAATGTTCTTCTACTTGTTGATCAATCACTCCCATTATCATTTATTTTCTCCTTAGTGAAGACTCTCTATTGTTTGACCTGGTAATAATTTAGTATGACATCTATAGACTTCAAATGAAGCATAACCTTTACTTGTATTATCTGAAGTAGGTGTATATACACTCCCTCGTAATTTCCATCCTACTGGAATTGGATTAATAGCACATCCTTCAGCATTTAACTCATCTCCCATTGGACAATCTCCATAAATATAATGTTTATTTACATATCGTTGATATATTATATCTGTAGCCGCATAAGCATACATATCAGTTCCGGATAATCCCAAAGCTATTGCAGGAATAGAACCAGCTGGATTTGGATAATAACTTCCTGCTGGGACTATAATATCAAGGTTAACATAACATCCCCACGAAGTATCAAAAAAATATACTGCTCCGTCTTTAATATAAATAGGACATACAAAGGTAAGATCAATTCTTTTACATTTATAATCAGATGGGACATCAGGTCCAGAATAATCATTATCATTATTTGAAAAATCCCACTTCAATACTTCTCCGCTTCCAATAGCTGTACTATCTCCTGCCATTGTAAAATAAGTTTCAAAATTCAATGGTCTAGTATCTGCTCTAACAATTGGTCTTCCATCTTCCATAGTAGGAGCTTCTATTATAAGTGGTTCTCCATCATGAGCAGAAATAATTGCTGGTAATGTAGCGGTAGAATCTATAATAGAAAGCTCATCCTTAAACCATATATAACAATTACCTGCGCCAGTAGAGATATAGTCTAAAGCAATAGTAATATCACTCTCGTATATTTCTGCTTGTAACTTTCCAGGGTCAACTTTCTTATTTGGAAAATCATTAGAAATTGAATATGTATATTTTGTCAAAGTCAAATTTTTAACCCTCCTTAACATAATATAGAAATAAACTCTATATGTTCTAACTCCCTAACGATCGTTGTTCGCGTACCACTTATTATTTTAAGTCCAACTCTTACCCTTCTAATTCTTACTGTTCTATTGAATCTACCTGATTTATAACTTATATTTATATTATGATTACCCGCAGTTAAACTAACGAAAGCAAAACCAGTTCTCGAATTCCATTCATCATCTGCTTTAGAAGGAGTCTTACCAAACTCTGCTATAGTTGTATTATCAACTTGTACTTTGAAAGATGGCTTAGTTTTTGCATCAGTATAAGAGTATTCAAAATACCATTTTATTTCATAATCTCCAGCCATAATATTTTCTAAAGTAAAATTATTACGAGTTATATATTTAGTTGAATTAGTGACACTACTTTCAGTAGAAACCAAATATGCACAATTAATACCATTATATGGTTCTCCATCATGACTAGTGACTATAGATAATAATGAAGTTGAATCGGTAGAAGAAATTTCACTCTCAAACCATATATCACAAATTCCACTAGATATATTAATATATTCTAAATTTGTCTCAAGAGAGTTTGTAAGTTCGTTAGTCAGTTTATCTAAATCAACTTTTTGATTTGGAAAATTTTCAGATATAACAAAAGAATATTTTTCTGCCATTAACTAACCCTCCATAATTCTAACCTCGCTCTCTTAATATATGCAGTTGAACCGCGTTGTTGTCTCCAATCAATATCTATTGTATTAACTCCAGATAAAGACTGATAATCAAAACCACCATATGAGAATCTATCATGTACATCATCTGGTTCTTGTTCTGCAGTTGCAATAACTGTTGTATCATTTAATTCTACTTGCCATTCTACTGCATCACCAGCGTTCGATTGCCAAGTTTCAAGATAAAAACCTATACGATAAGTTCCATATGGTAAGTTTGTTGTAGTCATTCTTAGTTTCTGTTGAAAAGTTGTACTTGTGGTCGAAGATTCTGTATCATCTTTTGTTTGTTGAAATTCAGAGCCAAATATTGGTGAGATAGTAATATCTGCAGTAGTACTATCGCCTACACTAGCGGTAACATCATTTCCCACAAAATTTAACGTTGTAACGGGAGAATTAGCAATATATGATCCTTCATCTTGAACATTAATAGACGATCCAGAACCTGGTGGACCTTGTGCTCCATCAAAACCTTTAGACCCTTGAGCTTTCATTACAGTAAATGTACTATCTGGTAGAAGAATATTTGTTCCACCACTAGTTCGACATTGAAATGTTACATAATCTCCAGAAGTCATATCATAAAAGAAAACATTACTTACATCATTTTTTTCATCGTCTTCACTGATAGATCTGATACTCCCTGGTATTTGAGTCGAACCATTCAAGACAGCTCTGAAATCAAATATATCCTCACCAGCATCAGCATCAATAGTTGCTGAAAAGGTAATCATATAAAGACCATCGTCTTTTATATTAATCCTTTCGGTGTTAACATTATCATGCTCTAAAATTGAACTGTTAGTTTCAACATCTATCAAATCAAATGTAATATCAGCATAAGCTCCTGGTAAAGTATAATTTGTTGACCTTCTAACTTGAACTACAGGTAAATCATCAGGTTCCCCAGATGTTCCAGAAGTACCACTACTTCCGCTAGTACCGTCTTGTCCTGATGTCCCTGATGAACCACTTGTTCCACCCTGTCCAGAAGTACCTGATGAACCAGAAGATCCAGAAGTACCACTTATTCCTGAACTTCCTGATGTCCCTGAAATTCCACTAGTTCCAGAAGATCCTGAACTACCTGATATTCCTGAAGATCCACTAGTTCCTGATGAACCAGATGTACCACTATCTCCACTAGATCCAGAAGTACCCGAGTTTCCACTCGACCCGGAAGTTCCCGAAGAGCCTGACGAACCCGAAGACCCAGAAGTACCACTATTTCCAGAAGACCCTGACGAGCCGGATGTCCCTGAACTACCACTTGTTCCAGAAGTTCCTGATGACCCCGAAGTACCTGATATACCACTTGACCCGCTTGTACCACTAACTCCTGATGATCCAGAAGTTCCACTCGAACCTGAAGATCCAGATGTTCCACTAATCCCACTCGATCCAGATGAACCACTTGTCCCATCCTCCCCTGAAGTTCCTGAACTTCCTGATGTACCACTTGTTCCACTAGAGCCAGAAGTCCCTGAACTACCTGAAGCTCCACTTGATCCTGAAGTACCATCTACCCCACTTGTACCTGATGATCCTGAAGTCCCAGAGACTCCAGATGAACCAGAGGTCCCCGAAGAACCAGAACTTCCACTACTACCTGATGTTCCTGATATGCCAGATGAGCCACTTGTTCCACTTGACCCTCCTGTTCCAGAAGATCCTGATGTCCCAGCTTGACCAGAGCCTCCAGATAAATTTATATAATTTCCACTAGTCGAATCATATGTTAAAATATCATTATGTTGTGAATTAACTGTATTAATTTTGACTCTTTCACTTGTAGTCTCAAGAAGAGGATATTGTGTATGATCGTCCCTTAGTAAACCAGCTGATTCACCATGAGAAACTGTTTCAGTCACGTTTGTAAGAGTATTACCAAATGCATCCTTTACTGTTATCCAATTATTATCAATAGAATTTTGAACATCATAAGATGTTCGAATCTCTTCTCTACCAAATTCTAATTGTAAATCATAATCTGTTGTTGGATGAGTAAAACTGCGCTCTCCCAAATCATAGAATATAACTGGACTTAAAACTCCAGTTGTTGTAATTCTAAATGCCATTATATCCTTCTCCTAAAAAATAGAGTAACGAATGGATATTCAATAGAGTTTCCGCTACAATATACTTGTACTCGGTCACCTTCATTAAAATTTGTATCTTTTGTATAATCGTGATTTTCCCGTTGATTATTTATAGTTAGTGAATCTAAAGCAATAGCAACATTATTACGTCCTACCTGTGCAGTCCAAGTTTCTGTTGCTAGATTTTCAGACATACTAATTCCAACTAATGTAGCATCAAATGGTAAAACAAAACCATTTAAATTACATGGAACATTTCCAGATAACCTTAAATATTGGTTTGTTGTGTTTGAGTTATTTGTCCCAAAACTTTGAACTATTAACGAAGTACTTAAAGTTTTACTTCTTATTTCATCAAAATAAACAACTTCATTTGCTGTTGAATCATAATAGATGCCTGATGCACTAGTACCAGAGGTACCACTAGATCCTGAAGTGCCACTTACTCCGCTTGAACCTGAAGTTCCTGAACTTCCTGAGGTACCACCTGTTCCAGATGAACCACTTGTCCCTGAACTTCCTGAAGATCCAGATATCCCTGAACTACCAGATGTACCCGAAACTCCACTAGATCCTGAGGTTCCAGATGAACCACTTGTCCCTGAACTACCTGAAGATCCAGATATCCCTGAACTACCTGAGGTACCACTTACTCCACTAGATCCAGATGTACCACTACTTCCACTTGAACCAGACGTTCCACTCGAACCGCTAGTACCAGAGCTTCCTGATGTACCAGATATACCACTCGATCCTGATGTACCACTAGATCCTGATGTACCTGAGCTACCTGATGTTCCCGAACTTCCTGAAGTACCCGAAATTCCACTAGATCCTGATGTACCTGAGCTACCTGATGTTCCCGAACTTCCTGCTGGTCCCGGAGCACCTGATAATGAAACTATCCATTGACTATATATACCAGAACCAGTTTTTGAAGTTGGACATACATATATTAAACCAGTTGCTGGATTATAAGAAGAAACTGTTCCTTCTATCCTATTATTTTCATCATACGCAATAATAACAGTCTGTCCTGTTGCATATGATAATCCACTTTCTATATATAAACTAATATCACATGTAGCATCATCTATTGAAATAACACTAGTTGAATCAGTAGTATACCTATCTCCAGATGAACCAGAAGAACCGCTCGTACCAGAAGAACCGCCTGTTCCCGAGCTTCCTGATGTTCCACTAGATCCAGATGAACCACTCGTACCTGATGTTCCACTCGTACCTGATGAGCCAGACGTACCACTAGATCCACTAGAACCGGATGTACCACTAGACCCAGATGTTCCTGAGCTTCCTGATGTACCGCTAGAGCCGCTAGATCCAGATGTTCCTGAAGAACCTGATGTACCACTTAATCCTGAACTACCTGAGGTTCCTGATAAACCTGAAGATCCGCTAGTACCTGATGAACCTGATGTTCCAGATGATCCCGAAGACCCCGAAGTTCCAGATGAACCACTTGTTCCAGATACTCCTGAACTTCCACTTGTTCCACTTGTTCCACTTGAGCCAGACGATCCAGATGTACCCGAACTACCTGATGAGC